AGGCCGGTCAGCACGGTGGCGCCAGCTTGATCCAGTGCCGACGCATTGCGCAGCAGGTCGATGAAGCTGCCAGCATCCAGATCAGTAGCAACCAGGTTGCCACCAGCTGAAGCGGTGCCGACGTTCAGGTCACGGCGCAGCACATCCTGAGGGATGGTGATGCCACGGCTTTGACGGCCGAGCTTGACAGCTGCGGCATCAGATGCCTCGATCTCGAAGGCAGCGGCCTCGCGAGCAGCGCGATCGGTAGGGTTGGCGAGATAGTTGATGGCACGCAAGAAGGAGAACCGGCGGCTCTCCTGTGCGCTAAGGCCGATTTCCGCGGCGCTCATGTTGACGGTCTCCTGGGGTACGTTGAGTTTATCGAGCACAGCAGCGCGGGCCTCGTCGATTGAACGACCAGACTCCACAAGCTGTTGGCCGAGATCGGCCATGCGGTGCTTGGTGCAGAGTGCACTGATGCTTGAGATGCGGGTGCGCTCAGCCTCAACGGCTTCGGCCCGCACCACAGCCAGATCGGGGGCGGTGTTTTCCATTGGTGGAAGTGGATCAGGGGATGGTGCTGCCGAAGCAGCGGGGCGGTCGGCCTCAAAAGATCGGCCAATCCCAACCCCAGGGTCAGCTGGGATCGGGGTGATGCTGACTTCGTAAGGCGACCAAGCAGTAGCAACATAGTCGCCGCTGCCTCGCTCTTCCATCTTGTCGATGGAGTAGCCGAAGGACACATTCCGAAGAATGCCATCCTTCACATCGCCCAAGATTTCCTGGGCGAAAGCATTGCGGCTGAAGCGCACCCGGGCATAGCCGCGGCGCTTGTTGCCGTCGATGTAGGCACGCTCAACCACCCCGATCACACGGTCTGGGTTGTGGTTGAACAGCAGGGGCGCACCATCATTCAGCCGGGTGAGATCAGCCGCGTTGGCTTCATGGCTCAGGATCTCGTTGCCGAAGTAACGGGCAACAGGGAACTCAGAGCTGAACGGGAACTCGTAGGTGCGATCTTCCACCTGATCAAAGGTGGTCATCTCGCTGCGCTTGTAGCGACCTTCCAGCGACCGCAATGATGCGATCTTTGTCAGCGTTGAGAACTTATGACCCACCAGCTGTTCGGTAGCTTCATATTCGCCCTCAATCTCAGAGAAGATCCTGATCAGCGCAGCCGGATCCTCAGGGGTTGCATCAAGGCTGAACTCAGTGCCAGGCACATTCAGCGAACCTTCTCGCATCACGCTTTCGATGCGGCCCCGTGCTGTACCGCCGCTCGAATCCCACTGAACGAAATCGCCCTCGCTCAATTCATTAGGTTCAGCCCGGTTGGCAGCCATCGCGCGATCTTCTTGCAATGCCTTGATTCTATCGGCTTTCGCGTCAGCCCATACCTGGCCAGCATCGCCGCCCCATGCCGCCCATGCCACACGGCCTGGTGATGGGTAGCCGTCCTCATCAGGGCTGAAGCCTTCGCCCTGCTTGTCCACCTCATGCCGCGCGAACCATGCCGCCATCGCGATCACGGTGTCAGGGCTTAGCTCATCACCCGACAGGATCTGGCTGGCCCTGCCTGCTGCCACCTCGGTGCCGCCTGGCTCGCCGTCAGCCTTCCACCCGCGGTAGCGCTCCGCCTCCGTGCGCATCCCATCGGTAGGCATCAAGTTGATCTGGGTGCCATTGACGTTTGCCATCAATCTTCGTCCTCGGCTGGGTCCTCAAGCACTGACGGATCCTCATACTCTTCTTCTCCTGCTGGCGGTTCTGTGTCTTCAAAGGCAGGCTGGCCACCCATTTGCATGAAGGCCTGTGACGCGCCGCTACCGTTCACCTCGCTCGGGTCAGTATCCAGCACAATCTCGAGTTCATCAAGCCTGGCCAGTTCTGACTGACGCTGCAGCAGCACATCATCCAGATCACCGCCCTGCTCGCTGATCACCTGCGCCAGCGTCTTGAACCCGCATCTGACGGCAGTCTTGTAAGCATCCACCTCACGCTGCGGATCCACCCACTCCCAGCTCCTTGGCACCCACTTGCTAGCCCGGTAGCGGTCGGGGTTGGTCTCGTAGCTAGGCAGGTCCAGCGCACCGCCGAGCACCGCCATCTCAAGCCATGCCTCAAAGACCGGCTGGTGGAAGTTCTCAATCATGTAGCGCTGCAACACCCGATAGGCATCGCGCTCCTCGAGCAGGCTCAACCTGCTGCTGCTGTAGTTGCTCTGGCTGTAGTCCTTGCTGATGCTCTCGAAACTTACCCCAATGCCAGCCGCCACGGCCCGCAGCATCGACCGCGTGAACGGCTCCAGCTGGCCATCAGGTGAGTTGAGATCAGGCACGCTTACAGATTCGCCCGGCTGCAGGTACTTGAAAACACCAGGCTGGAACTCGCTCACCCGCTCGCCTTCATAGACCGCATCACCCATCAGCTCGCCCTCGGGGCTGGTGATGAACCCCATCAGTGCGCTACTGGCCCGTGCACGCACCAGCTCGGCCTCCTCGTAACCCTGCAGCATGTGAAGCCGCATCAAGGCCGTAGCGAACCAGGTGACGCCCCTGGTCTGGCCCGGCCGCTCTGGCAGGAACAGGTGGATCACCTCATCAGCAGGCACCCGGAGCCTCTTGCCACTTGATCGCGGGTTGCCCGCATAGGCATCGCCCGGGTGGTTGGCGTAGAAGTGATACGCCTGCGGCCGCAGGTAGCTATCAACCTCGATGCCCATCCGCACCGTGTTGCCGGACGCCGCCTGCGGCACGTCGTCATCAATCAGGTAGTCGGCCTCGAGCACCTGCAACGCAAACGGCACCCGGCTGTCACCAAATGGCTGGCGGATCATCCGCACAAACACCTCACCCGATTCGGCCATGCTTCGCGCCAGCAGCCGCTCGATGTCATGGAAGCCCAGCAGCCCGCTTACATCACAGCGGCTCTTGTGCATCCACCGCTCCCATTGCTCATGCACCTGACCGTTGATCGCCTCATCCTGCCGGCCACCACGCAGCATCTTGATCTGCCCCTGATGCCGGATGCCATGCCCGATCACGTTGTTCTGGATCGCGCGTACCGCCTGCTTGGCGTAGTCGTTGTCGCGCACCAGCTGCCGCGCACGGTTGCGCAATGCTTTAAAGCTGGACTTGATCTCGCTGTCGGCGCTAGTGCCGCTCGTTATCCAGTCAGCCGTCAGGCGGCTCATCCGTGCGCCCTGGTACGCCCGACGCTGTGGCTTCACCGGTTGGAAACCCATCGCCCGAAACAGTCGCGTGCGTAGACCCATCAGAACCTCACGAACAGATTGAACGGATTGCCCAGGCCATTGGCGATCAATGCCGCCGCCTGCTCACGCTTCACCTCAGCCTTCAGCTTGCCCTCGAGCTGCAGCAGATCAGTCATCTCCATCTTCTTCAGCCGCCTGGTGCCGATCGTGTACTCAGCCACAGCGCCGCCGCTGACCATCGCGCGGATCGCAGCCTGCACCGCAGCAAGGTCCTGCTGCACCTGTGTGCGGCCATCGACCGCTCCAGGTGTGCCGGTGTAGCTCAGCGCCGCTAGCACCTGCAGCTGCCCAGCGCCCAGGGTCACCGTGCTGCCAGTCTTCGTCGCAACCGCCTGCCAGAACCACTGCCCTGCATCGAAGGCCGTGCTCGTACCTGAGGCGATCGTGAACTCCCACCCAGTCCCATAGGCAGTGCCCACCACCGTCGCGCCTTCGCTTGCCGTGTTCGTCCGCAGGTAGTAAGTCAGCGTGTAGTCAGAACTGCTGATCGCAAGCCCAAGATTGTCCACGCCAGCATCGTCCCGCCACTGGATAGTGTCACCGGCTCGGATTTGCGCGGGGAGGTTCACGGTTACCAGTTGCTCACGAAGCCACTAGCAGCCCCTAGAGGAGGCTGTTGTTTCGATCCTAGCAACGCCGGCTTCTTCTTCTTGCCTGTTCCCTCCAGCCTTTTCTCCAGCTGGTCCCAGATCGTTCGACGGTCAAAACGCTGATACATCAGGTTCAATCCCGCATAGGCATAGACCAAACAGTCCAGCGCCTCATTCCTAGCTGATGGTTTCTTCACCCATTCCCTCGTTGGGAACCCACCGCGGTTGTACCGCAACACCTGCTTCTCTGCCGTCAGCTGCTCGAAGTATTCGCCCGTCGTGCCCATGTGGAAGTGCAGGAACCCAGCGCCCTGCTCGTTGTGCTTCAGCCGCCCGAACAGCGTTGTCTTCACCGTGTCACCACCCACCGGATAGACCAGCGCGCCGCGCTTCAACGTCCGCCCCTGGTAGTTCACATCTAC